TATAATATAATGATTGCCATCAGTTATTGAAAAACTTTCCGCTAATCCTAAATCACCATCGGTTACTATTACATCGGCTATTCCAAAAGATAATGCATCACTTAGAATTCCTTTGTCGAAAGCTCCAACATCAAAACCGTGGTCTGCGGTATCAAATTTACAGGCAACATTATATTCCGCCATAATTGTTTATCTCCTTAGCTAAGTGTTAAAGTCGCTACTATCTCTAAGCTGTCAACTGTGATAGCCGAAAATCCAGCAGTATTAAGCATACTACCAGTAGTACCATCGTTAAATAGCCCATATTCGGTTGCCGCTACAATCGTAGTGAAATTAGCTGTAAAAGTACAAGTCTTTTCTCCCGGTGTATGAGCATAAGTTGCGGTTTCCCGTTGATCTTCACTTGTTAATGTAGTTGATGCCGCATTCCCAGCAACTCCACTTCCGATAGCCATGTGAGTTATATCTGATGGTTGAGCATTTTTGCCTAAACAATCACAAATCAAGTCAAATCCTGCATCCGTTATAAGATTCTTTTGTTCTTTAATAAAAGCTATAGAACCATCTTTATTTCTACCGGTTAATTTCAGTCCACCAGTAATTTTTAATCCTTCTACATTTGGTCTGTCTTTACTCATTTTTTTGTTTACCTCTTTTTCTGTTTTTCCAGTCACAAATTTAATTATTTTATTTACCATAATATCTTCTCCTTTCTATTTTATAATATTTTTTTTACTGTAATAGTATCCCCAATCTCATAAGGTGCTGGTGTAGGTCTGGTTACTACCAGTTTAGTTTTTTGGTCTTTATAATCAGCCAGATATGCAGCCGATACAATATCCGCTATGGTCTGATTTTGTATAAGATGATTCTCGATTTTTAAAGTTCGCTTTCCACCTACTTTTGCTATATCAGCGTCACTTGCGGTTGCCTCTGATGTTATTTCAGTTTTATTTGCACCGTAGGGATAAGCTGTCTTAAATTCCAAATACGAGCCATATTTTGTACCCCAAGCTCCTATCGCATAAGCTCTGATATAATAAGTTGTGTCAGCAGTTAGCAATGTAAGCTGTAATGAAAATACTCCTTCGCTATAAGTACCACCGCCATTTTCGGACTCGTCCCAAGTGTCTGTTTCGGTTAGACCATATTTAAACCCTCGTGTAGTTATAGGTTCTACCACATCAAGTTCAATTAACCCATTTGCGGTCACCTTTGTAGGGTCAGCCCTGATAATATCAGTTGGTACTTGTGTAGTTACGGCAGGATTGGTATAAAAATTTACCTCCGAGCCATAACCGTAGCCACCTGAATTATAAGCATACGCCTTGACATAATACTTCTCTCCCCTTATAAGTCCAGTCATTGGTCTTGAAAATGCCCCAGTCCCGAATGAACCTATTTCTTCAGATTTGCTATCAGCTACCGTTGGGCTACCTGTCGTATTCCAGCAGACCCCTCGTTTGGAAGCATTTTCATCACCTGTATCTGTAATATTCCCGTTTCCAGTTGCGATTATTTCGTTGATATCCGATACCGCTTGAGTGGTAACCGTAGGAGAAATAGCATAAGTTATCACTAATTTGGCTCGGTATTCAGAGCCTCTCTCATTAGTTCCAAGATATGTTGTTTCTTTTCCGGCTGCTCCCTCAGCAGGTGGAGTTGAACTTATATCTGTGCTAAGCCGTAATGCAAATTTTGTAAGACCAGTTTTATTTATCCACCCTCTTCCAGTGGAATTTAAAGTAATAGTAAAATATCCGAGTCCACTTGTATTAATATCGGTAGAGCTTATACTGCCCCCATCGCCAGAATAATGAGAGTGAAGATAATCGCCTATTTCTAAAGGGTCATGAGGATATGTGGGTTGCCCATTTTGTACTACTAAATTCCAACCAGATTGACCTACTTGAACAACATCTACATTGTAAAGATGTAAAACTACCTGTGATATTGTAACATCATCTGGCAAACCCGATGTATCAAAGAAAAGAAAACCTCGATTTATAGTATAATAAGAAGGTGCAGAATAAAACTGCCCTATTTTTATATAAGTTAATGAATCATATACTGACCCTGTTGCATAATCATGGATAAAACTATATGTGTGAGTTGTAGTTTCACCATAAAGAAGACCTTCGCTTGCACTTGAATATACAGTTAATTCAGGCATAAAATCTCTCCCTTATCCTAAAGTTTCTCTCGTTTCACCCATTACAATTATATGATTATATACCTCATCAATATCCTCACTTACCCCTTGATTAGTTATACAATCATCTGAAAAAGTATCTACACTTGTGCCGATACTTGCCTTTGCTTTGAATATTGCATTACCTAAATAGTCAAAATAAAATCTATATTGTGCCACTTCGGCAAGTAACCGTATTGCTTCAAAAGCTGATGTCCCTGTATTGAACGATACACGGTCAATTTCTATACCTGTTGGGGTAATTAAATCAGTATCGGCTAACCAAGTATCCCTCGCAGTTTCATCTGCAAATATGCCCGCTGCCAATAATATATCTCCTACTACACTTTCCACGCTTTGAGCCTGAAAATAATAGACTACCAAATTATTAGTACCATCATAATCGGGGATTTTATCAGCTAAAAAACTAAACTTATTAGTAGCTCCTATATATCCAAAATCTGATTCTTTATATATCGGTGTTAAATGGCTACCATCATAAGGGCTTATGCTGTCTAAATAGGCTATATATAATCCTGTGCAGGTAGCATTCATACTATAATCTGCTGTACCATTTACAGTACTAAAAGTCTGCGTAGTTCCCCAATAAGTATTTGAACCATATAATTTAAAGTCTAATACAGTCCGCATAAAATCCCGCCCTGTTATAGTGCAAATTTCCTCACCTGCTACAGTTGATAATTCATAATTATCTATCCTACCGATGATCCACTGGTAATAGTAATTTGTTGAATCTACTTTAATGCCAGCATATACTTTTATTCTTCTACCCTGTTTTAGCCAATCATAATAAGCAGAACCAGCATTCCAGGAGAAATATCGCATATCTGTATTTAAACAAGTTATAGAAAATGAATAAGCACAAAAACGTGAAACTTCATCTTCAATATTGGTATTAATACTAAAATCTATTACATCGGGCAATTCCTGATAATCACCTTCGCCATCAATATCTATTTCAACTTTTCCAATAACTACAACTGATTTACTTTTAAAATCAGCTACAGTTAACGGAGTAATAGTTTGCATATTTATACCTCTTGTAATGTAAAAGTAATACTGTATTCACCAGTTGACTTATCTAATGAACCGATAAACCTGACTGTATAAGTGACAGATTTATGGATAAAATTCAAAGTGATATCTTTATTATGTTCGGCTTCTATATTAGTAACTTCTGTTGATGTGGGTTTAATTAATGTAACCGTAAATGCTTTTTTAGTAATCGGTGCTTTCTGTACAGTTACCGAACCATCCAAATTAATATGAGATGATATAATGGGTTGCCGTGATATAGCAACTATTGTATTTGTAAAAGTCGATTCTGAACCTGCAGTTCCTAATTGTATATTCATAGTTAAACCTTCCTAAGCTGTTGCAAACTTATATCCTTGCATTGCAGCTTCTCGCTTAATTAATCTAAGCATTTCTTTTGCATCGCTTCCCCCAAATTTGGGAGTATTTATTACAATTGCCCCCGGTTGTATATTTATTGGATTTGAATAGCTTTTTTGCTGATTATAGGTATTCTGGGAAGCAGGGATAACTGCTTCACCTTTATGAATCATAGCTAAGCCTGTTCGGGGGACATAAGGAGTGCCTACAGCATAAGTAGGAGTTCCCACTAAATTTGCAGCAACAATAGCCTGTGCTTCCTCGTAAGAGCCAGCGTGTTGAATAGAAGGAAGATTTGTTAATCCTATAACTTTTCCTGACTCATCCTTTATCTTTCTTATAGATCTTGCCAACTTTTCATTTTTTTCTATACTGCTATCTTTTACATTATTTAATTCATTTAACTTTGCTATTTCTAATTCATACCATTTTTTGACTTCCTCAATAGATAATCCCAAATCAATATAAGCCTGCCTTTCCTCGTCTAATTTTCTAATAGCTACCTCCATAGCGGTATGGGTTAGCTCGAATATTTTATTAGATAATGATTCTGTAGCTTTTGCTGCTTCTTCCTGTTTCTTCTCAAATTCCTCTAAAGTAATCCCTGCACCTGCTGCTACTTCATCTACTATTTCTAAAGCACTTGCTATATCTGTAAATACTGGCATAAGTTTTTTACCTGATTTTGTAGCTTCATCTGTTTTTTCTGCAAGACCGTCCATTGAAGTAGCTAAAGTGTCAATCTTTGGAGCTGCTTCTTTGGCTTCTGTCCCCGCTTCTTTGAGTTTTTCCGCTGTTTCTCCTGTCGCTGTTGCTAATTCATCATTAGCTTCAGTAACTTCTTCGGCTGTTTCTTTGTATAAACCTAATTTCTCTAATACCCATTTGACTTTATCCCAGAGCCAGCCCAGAGCTTCGGTTACTTTCCCCACTACTGCAATGAGCTTCGGTTACTTTCCCCACTACTGCAATGGTAAAATCTCTTATCCCGCCAAAGTTTGTAGTCCAGGCAACCGCTAAAGCACCTACTGCCAATATAATTAATCCTATTGGGCCCGTAGAAGCTGCCAGTGCTTTCATAGCTATGCTGATAGCGGTAATCGCAACCTTCATCTTTAAGAAAACAGCAACGGCCATCAGAATGGGGCCGCCTACCGCAGCCATAACTCCCAGCGTTGCAGCTACTTTTATCAGCATTTCCACTAATGGCTTATGAGCGTCAGCCCATGCCTTGATTTTCTTAATAATCTCTAATGCCTTTTCACTAAATTTTATTAATGGTGGTATTAATATTTCCCCTATGCTTCTGCCCATACCCCCGACACTTTCTTTTAAATCGGTTATACGGTCATTAAATTCAGCTGCCTTTGCTGCTGCTTCTGTAGACATCACAATACCAAGCTCTTTAGCTTTTTCCATTAAGGCTTCAATGCCTGCTCCGCCCTCTTTTAGCATAGGCAATAATTGAGTTCCATATCTTGCCCCAAATATATCAGTAGCCAGAGCAACCTGTTTAGTCTCATCAGTCATTGCAGCCAATTTAGTAGCGGCTTCTTTTAATACATCCATAGTCGGTCTCAAATTACCTTCGGTATCGGTAACAGATATATTTAATTCCTCAAATGCTTCTTTAGCTTCACCAACCCCCATTGCAGCGTCATTCATTCCACGAGCCAAATATCGGAGTGATTTTTCAACTGTATCTAAATCAGCCCCGCTAATTTTAGCAGCATAACCTAAAGCAGATAATTGCTCGACAGATACATTAGTTCGTTTAGACATTTTATCAAGTCTATCACCTAATTGAGTAGTCTTTGTTACAATAGCACCGAATGCAGCAGTGATCACTCCACCGGCAATAGCCATACCTTTACCTATACCTGCTAATTTAGCGGACATAGCAGCAGCAGACTTTTCAACCTTGCTTTGTGTCTTACTTAAAGACTGCACTAATTTATTATCTTTAGCTGTGATATCAATAAAAGCCTCACCGAGTTGAATAGCTACTCACCACCTTTAAAACTTTTTTGGGGTCTTTATCCCCCGCTTTTTCGCCATCTTCATTAAATCTTCTGTTGTTGTAGTATCTTTTTGCTTTGATTGACTACCTGAAAATATCTTTTCTATTTCTGGTATATCACTCATATATGAATTAAATTGATATAGAGACATATCAGCTATTTGGTTAATCGTAAAACCGTAATATCTTGACAAGAGAGCAAATGCCTTATGCCAGCTTATTTCTTCTTTGCTCTCTTTGGGGAGTTTTTTACCGTCCCGCCAATTTTCATTAGTGTATTAAATATCTCATCATAATTATCTAAATCAATTAATTCATCTACATCTTGTAGTGTTATTTCTGGCTGATATTTTTGCAGGCTTTTCCATAACATAAAGCAGACCCCGTCCATAGTGGACAGTTCTTTTGTTTCGTTTATATCCCCATCCATAATAGTAAGAATTGATTCAATCCGTTCAGCTTTATCAGTTACAACATCCTGGATTATCTTAATCCGCTGCCCTTTTAAATATTGCCGGAAGTCTGCTAAATCCCGTAAATTAAATATACCCAACTTATATTCCTTACCTTTTATAGTTATAGGAATACCACTGCCAGTTATATTTTCTAATTTATCTTTTTCACTCATATTTCACTCCTTCTATTTTTTAACTTGATTCTGAACTTAATATACTATCACCTTTAAAACTCAAACTTTCATTGACCAGAGTATCTACTGCCGATGTTATAGAATGCCCGTCAACTTTTACCCAGCCTTCATATCGTAAGCTACTGGCTTCATCAACATAAAATCTTATTATTAGACTATCGCCAATCCATTCCAATACTTCTTCGGTTAACCAATGCCGTTCCGCACTACCTGTCCAGCCTTTTAATGCTGCTATATATGTTCGATGTCCATCATCGCAATAATCAGTCGTTTCTAATATATCGCAAACATTATCAGCACTCCAGTTAAAGAAGCCACATACTACCCCGATTTCGCTGTATGAGTGGCAAGTCCAGGTAACCGTATTATCAGCAGTAGTGCCACCAACTGTAGTTCCCCACGGGGAAGGCTCTGTTGCTCCCGAAGTTCCATCATTGCCTGCCGCCACTTCATAATAATAATCATTCGGGGTCGTTGGTAATACTCTATCACCCACTTCATAGGCATGGTCAGCCTGCCAGGTTTCAGCGTCTTTATGAGCATATACGCCTTCATTCCAGTATTTATAGGTTACATAGACTGTGTCAGTCCCGCCATCAGCAACTACTAATGAACCAGCAACCGTGCAATAATATGCTTTTGTTATAGGATTGCTACCGCCAGCGTCAGAAGTTACCTTACTTACCAATACATTCGTATTCGCCAATGATTTTACACCATCAACTAATGTAACTTCTTCATTGGCTACATCTATACCATCACCATAAGTAGCATATATTGCTCCTAATTTTCCAGCTTTTTCCAATTTAATCACCTCTAATCATAATTCATTTACCTTATGCTGAAGTTAAAACACATTCACCAGTACCCTGAAAACTAATAGTTGCAGTTACTAAACCATCAACCGAACTGGAAACACTTATACCAGTTACAATTGCATCTCCTGTGTATTTCTCTGTCGCTCCTACAATGCTAAATACTAAATCTGTAATTTCATCTCCAACACCTATTGTATTTGCCGTATCCCAGTTAATTTCGCAACTTCCAGTCCAACCGTCTAAACCTACGATATAAGTTCTGTGTCCGCTATCATCATAATCGGTTGTTTCTAAAGTATCACCTACTAAATCAAGACTCCAAGCCTTAACACCTGCTGTCAGTCCTGTACAAGTTATACTTCCGCTTTTTCCAGCTACTTCTGCCATTATTAATCACCTTCCTTTCTTTTTTTATTTTTGTATCTCTAATCTATACTGTACAAAATAATTCCATATCCCATTTTCTCTCGTTAGATTATCTAATTCTCTTTTCATATATATACTATCCCAACCCGCTACGGTTAATGAACACCAATCGTATAACGCCGTTAATTTAGTGTATATATCATTAATCGTTGTCGAGCTATTATTATTATCGTAAATATTAAATTGTATTATCACATTTTCCATATCTTCGGTAAATGTATAATCAGCTACCCCGCTAATTTTATGATAGACTATGTAAGGGTATACTGTCCCCTGCGGAGCTTCGGTTAGATACATTCCCGATACTACAGCTTTGAGTGCTGTATTGCCGTTATATTTATTCCAGATACCTTTAAACAAACATTCCATTTGTATCCCTCTCTAAATTATTCTTAGTTATAACTTTATGGCATTCTTTACATAAAGTAATTCCGTTATTAATATCCCAAAGCTCTTTACAATTTAAAGCTTCTTCTAAGGTTGTAATTTCATAATATCGAATTAAAGAAATAAAACTATTTATATGATGTGCTTCAAGATAAGTTCCTCTTGCCCCACATTTTTGGCAAGTAAAATTATCTCTACCAAATACCATTAATCGCCATTCTTTATATTTTGATGTTTGCCTTATTCTTATATTTAAATCAGAAATGCCACCTTTCCAATTCCAATGTTTAATACCAGCTCTTCCTATTTTCTTTTTTGTTTCTTCTGAATGATAATGTCCTAAACAATTAGTATTCCCCATTTTAGCTTCACTCATTTTCTTTTTTGCTTCATCGGACATATACCACATACCTTTCATTCCTGTTGTTCCTTTTGTAGGTGGATGCCCTAATTTAAATTGATTTGCAGTTGGTTTACCCTTTTTTGATTTACTTATATTATTTTTATGTTCTTCACTAAATTTAATACCTTTTAATAATGTTCCTCTTGCCCAAATAGGTATATCATATTTCTTTAATCTTCTAAAGATAGTTGTATTATGATAACCATATTTTTCCCCTATTATAGTAGTGGATATTTTTTCTTTAATATACATTTTCTCTAAAATATCCTTTGTTAATACTTGCATATAATCTCCTTATATAATCTTCTTGAACATTTGCCTTATAGCCTTTTCATTCTTATGTAAAGCAGGTCGCAAATAAGGCTGCGGTGCTCGATTAAATTCAGGATCTTCGCTACCCATTTCAACTGCCCTTGCATATTCAACATTACTACCAACCCTGCCAATCATGCCTTCTATCTCATGAGTAATCGAACTTCTTAATCTTCCTGTGTCTACTGGGCATAATATTTTAGCGTCACGTTCCACCATTAAACAAGCCTTACTTATTATCTGCTTATTTGCCTTATTTATTTTGCTAATAACTTTTGCCCCATACCATTTTACGCCCATTTATACTTCCTCTTTCAAAGTTATTCGTAACCGCCTATTCTGGCTATGCCCCATATTATTAATATAGATAATCTTATATGTAGTCGTGCCTTTAACAAATATATCAGCTTCGGTAATAGTTTCGCCGATAGGATAATCGATATAAAAGTAATGGTCAGCGATTATCGTAAGCTTGTCTGCACTTAATCTCTCATCACCTTTGATAGTAGATAAGACATCTGTTATTTTTCGCAAGCCAGCCCAAGCGAATGTTTCGCCGCCCATTCCATCTGGCGTCCCTGTCCATCGTCTTAACTCCATAGTGACCTTTTTACCTATCATAATTAAACCTCATGCAAATAATGTTTTTGGAATAGTTTTAATTCTCTTATTAGCTATTTTGCAATATTCTTTATTACTATCTATACCTATATATTTTCTCTTTGATTCTACACAAGCTACCGCTGTGGTTCCACTTCCTAAAAATGGATCCAGAACAATATCACCTTCATTGCTTGAAAAATTTATACATCTTTTAGCTAAAGCTACAGGCATTTGGCAAGAGTGTAATTTTTTATTTGTTTTTATATCTAGTTCTGCTTCTTTATTTTTTATACAACCAGAATTAATAGGTTTTATATCATCCCAATAATTAGACATCTTGCCTTTAAATATTTTTCCGCAACCACTCCAGTAATTATCAGGCTTTCTCCTCTTTTCTGCATAAGTGTTAAAAGTTGGGAAAAATCCTTTTGTATAAAATAATATTATTTCAGCAAATTTATCATAATTATTTTTAGGATGTCCTTGACTTTGATTTTTCCAACTGATTATATTTTTATAACTTGCAATATTATTTAAAATTGTCATCATATTATATAGATTATCTAAATCTTGTTTAACATATATAGAGGAATTTGGTTTTAATATTCTACTTATTTCTATAAATATATCTTGTAGCCAATCCCAATAATCTATTCGATTATCATCATAATCTTTATAAGGATAATTTTTATTATACGGTGGATCCGTTACTATTAAATCAACCAAATTATCGGGTATCCCCTTCATCACTTCTAAACAATCACCACATATTATTTGATTAATATAATCCTCTATCATACAATCTCCCTCTTAACATACTTATCTAAAATAGCCTCCGCCTCTTTCGGTATATCTCCAACATCTAAAGTTATACTTATATCCCCTACTTTATAATTCTTTATCCCGAATATTTCCTCTTGTCGCTTCTGATAGATATATTTAACTATAATCTTTATTGCCAGCTTCAAATCACCAGGCATATTATCCGAGCTATACCCCGCATAATAAGTAAATCTAACATTGCCGTGACCCTCGCTAAAACCGCCGCTATAGTATATATGGTCGCTAAACACTTCATAACTATCCTCATCAATTTCACTGCTGCCAACCCAAAGCTCCCTAAAGTGTGATAATATTACATTGTTATCATCTGTATCAGATGTGATGCTATCGATAAAAGTTAAAGTTAAAGCAGCCACCCCATCTGTATCTATGGTAAGCAGACCGCTATTGCTATCGCTATTTTGCACTAATACTTTATCACCTGCCACAAAGCCATCATCCACAAAGCTACCACCATCAGCCCTCGTTACTGTTTTTGCTGAACTATCCCAGACTAAATCGTCAAGATTAACCGCTAATACCGGATATTGTTCAAAGTATATTATTGGCTTTCCATTCCCATCGTGCCGTTCCTTCACATATAAAGCCGCCTCAAATTTTCTATTGCAATAATTCTCTACCCAATCTTCAACCGCATTATGTATAACTGATATAATCTCTGATGGGTCACTCGTTGTTATATCTGAAGTGATAGTCTGGGCTGCTGCATGGTCGGCATTAAAGCCAAACAATAGCCCTGCATCCGAATTAGCGTGTGTATAAGCTATGGTATTCTCTTCTCCAACATCGATGGTAAAGAGTTTCGTATCGCTATCATAAGTGACAGTTGAACTTGCACCAGCAAAAGCCGCATCTATTTTAGTCTGTAAGTGTGTAGCCAATTCCGCACCCGTATATGTTCCATCATCCACCTCTACATTAGTAGCTTCTCCTTCACCATAAGTTAAAATTAATACATCATGGGAGGCATTGACGGTAAAATAGCCTATATCGACATCAAGATAATTTAATATATTTTCAAGAGATACAATCATTTAATCACCTACTTTAACTTCCTCTTTCTTCTCCAACACAAACTTCTCATAAACCGAAAAATGCTCCTGCCTTAATTTCTCATCCTTGTCTAATTTTATTAAAGCATTAACGATAATTTCTTTTGCTTTATCACCAAATATAATTTCCTTTTCAGGTACTGCTCCCCAATCTTTTGCATTAATACCGCCACCTTCTAAATCTTGCAAGCCTGCCAATTTATATTCTTCTTCGGTAGGTGCTAACTCCATCTGCAAATCTCTAACTATTTTTAAGGTCGCAAAATTGCCTTCCTGTGGCAATAGTGCTAATACTATTAGCCGTTCAAATAGATTTAACTTTACCTTGAATGGCTCATATTTAGCATAAGCAACCATTCCTATAATTAAGATAATACAAAGTATTAATGCAATTAATTTCATTCTACGGTTTAACATTTTCTTTACTCCTTAATAAATTTTTATACGGGGTTTAAGCAGCCACCCCGCAAAGCATTTTTTATTAATCGTTCTGCCAATCTCCAACAGCAATCAAAGGAATATAGTAATCAGCACCGTTAACTATAATTTGAATTCCTTGTTTAAATTGTATATTAGTTGCAGCATTTCCACCAGTCCTTATCATAGCAGCATCAGCATCCTCATTAGTTGTAACGGTCTTAGCTGCTTCTACGTTACCTAATTCAAAGAGATATTTAGATTCTGTACCAGCACCACTTGTCATTAAAGTTATTAAAGGTACGTCACTTGCGTCTATATCAGCACCTGCAATAGTCTCACAAACAATAGCAGCAGTTGGGGTCTGTCCACCTGTATCTGAGTTTGAATATGCACCTGCATAGATACCTGTCCATATGCCAGTCTTACCACCAGTGTGTTCAGCAGCAACATTTACTTCAAAAACTCCACCAGCAGCATTAGCAGCATTACCTGCAGGGTTCGAGATAATAGCCTGTCCGAAAAATCCTAACGCCCATCCTGTATAAGCAACAACAGGGGTCGCTACTGCATGGACACATATACCTGATGCATTAGTAACAGTTATCGAATTATCGACAAGCTCTAATGTTCCACCTACTAACACACCTTTTCCAAATACAAACGTATCACCATCTGGCAAATCAAACGTCCAAGTATCCCCATCATAGTTCCATAAATCTACTGTAGTAGGCCAGGATACAGTTGCAGTTTCGCCTTCAGGATTACTTAATTTTAAAGTTGCACTATATTTATCCCATCTCATTAAATCCTGCAGCGGTACATTGTAAGGTAATATTTTGATAGCGAATGCAGGAATAGTGAAGCATAATACTAAGGCTAAAATAAATATAGTTTTAAATAATTGTTTCATGGGTAAATCACCTCGCTTTTTATTTATTTATTATTTTATTTTTTCTCATCATTTTGTCTTTGCGGGATTTTTCGATAGCTTTAGTTTTCTCAATATTTTTACTGTTAATATTTACAGGTCTACCCACTTTTACATTCGGTATAATATAACCAAGTGAATTTCTTACTATCCAGAGGGCTATTTCTTTATTAACATCAGCTATTTCCCCATTGGTATAAACTGTGTCATGTTTCTTATCGTAAAAATCCCGTCCAATTTTAACTTTCATGATATCTCCTAACTTAGAGGGGAAGC